GATGAATGACATCAGCGGCGCCCATGGTAAGTGGGTTGGAGCTCACTTTCCGCCTATCCAGTCACATAGACTTGGACTCGGGTTCAAGCTTATCCCTTCAATGGTGGGTACAGCGTCTGGACTTCATTGAGCAAACCTTGATGCAACAGCTGAACTGATCGCATGGCCCCAATTGAATCATTTGAAATTTTGGGTTCTGCGCTAATTGATTTATTCCTTAAACCATCCCTAGCGCCTTGCAGCAATCCAACCATAACACTAGAATCACGAACTATTGGAGTTTGACTCAACATTACTGATTCAGGCCTTCCCATAAACATGTGCAACGCTCTTGAACCTAATTTGAAAAGTGCTCCCTTATGGTGTGGCATGGCCGTTCCTCGCACATTTTGAGCTCTACTCTGTTGTAATATCAATCTTCCTGTTATTGGTGTAGAATATACCGAAACTTCGCCCGGGTTTGTCGAATCATCTGCTTTAATAGCACCCGCAACACGCGCCATACGTCGTCCAATTATCAAACCAGCCTCATTGGGCAATGCGGAATGCAAAATATCCGGAGTATAACTACCAAACAAGACCGATGGCGTAACTCTGTGCGTACTAGTCCCATTGACTGACACATCTCCTAGAGTCAAAGGAAAGAATGTTGTGTTCGCGTCCCACGCGTCAGCAAATGGAGTTATAGCATTACCTCCTACTCGTCCCTGATCGCTAACAAATGTACACAGCATGTATGAGTTAACTTCATCACCTGACTCCGCAATTAGCTCCTTCTCGAATAATACATTCAATGCAGTCTCATCTAATAATTTTGTATTATAGAAAGAGCCCTCTTCAGCATGTAACGTTGTGCTAGCCAGTGGGAGAATTGCGATAATATCTTCCGCACGTTTCCAATCTTCAAATGGTATCTTTGATTGAACTAGCAACAAATATACCTGTTTATGATCAGGGTCAAATCCGGGCGCTGAATAACTCTTATTTCCATAATTAACTAGGACATTCATAGATCCCATTGAGTTTAGATGAATCGCTTTGGTGCCAAACTTAATCTCAAAGTAATGTCTAGTATGTGTCTCGGTATTTTCCCAACCTACTTCAAATGAAACATTCTGATACAGTTGTCTTAGCCACATAGTACTACTAGCTGGTAAAGCTCTAATATTGTATTGTTGTGGTTCCATTGAACGTGCTAAAACAGAAGATGCAATTGGTCGACTTGAACTTAAAACATCAATGTCAGCTACATCCAAATCATTTAGTGCTTGCCGTGCGATTGACGATTTATACGCTGGTGATAACGCATTTGAAAGAGGTGCTCCTGCTGCTGAAGAAACTGCGTTAACTGCATTCGATAACGTCTCACCACGCTTATCCTTAAATCTTATACCACCATTTCGTCTAGATATAGATAAAGCAGCTTCATATGGAAAATACCTCACTGGATGCTCTTCTGGGAGATTAGCGTCTAAAAATTGAACTACACTAGTCATATCACATTTAGTTGACCCGAACGGAGTAGTCATCGGAATCAAATTCATGACTTGCCGAATTGATACTTCCCATTGTGCCAAAGCCGTCAAAGCATTTTGAACCGCACTAAAATAAGAAATTAACTGTCTTGATGACATGATTTTGGCATCTTTCACAAAATTTTTGGCAGCTTGCTCCGCCGATACGCCCACATAGCATGAGTGTGTATAGTAGTAATGACGCAGTTGAAACGTTGTCGTTAACAAACCATTAGCATTCAAATAAGCACGATCTATTTCACAAGCATTTTCCAACTTTCCAAATTGTTCAATAGCATGCTCAGTTAAAGCGAAATAAACTTCAGTATTATCACTGAGAAATTCATCATCATTAGATATACGATGTGTTTGGTCACGGAAGGCCTGTTGCGATACATCTCGTGTAGTCAAACGACGTAATGCTCCAGCCGATGAAGGATCACGTGCGCCACTCACTAACGTAAAGCAAATTCCACCTGGGTTTATGTCACCAATGTTCAAATCAAGCTGTGGTACTGCACTCGTCGCTTGTCGCGCATCTGGAGAGAAAACGTTGCCGTCGCCGTATACTTCAAAGTGTTGCACAACTGATGATCCAGCCCCCATTGAAGTGTCGCTGAAAAATTTAC